ATGGGCAAGTTCTTTATCCCAATTCTTTTGGAAATGAATCGCATAATAATATGAAGGAACTCGTATTTTCTTCTATCAAAATACTGCGCAAAAAGATGATACAATATTAAAGTCCCAAAGCGAATTGCTCTGGGGCATCTTTTTACTCAATCCACGATTGGAACTTATCCACGAATCTCTTCTTATCTCCAGCGAATCCGTCCATGCCACTTGCTTTCAGTGTATCGATCTGATCTGCGTAGAAGTTAGGATTGTTCTGTACAGAAACTCTGTAGTGGACCATCTTGTACTTATATCCATCTGGTGTGATGTAGTACAGCTCGATAGCAAGAATCTCCGAACCATCTCCGAGGATTCCGTTCTTCTTATCGTTCAAGTCATAGCTGTTGCCGAATGTAAGATATGGCAACCAACCATTCTTTCTTGTGTATACTCGACAGCGAATGCTTCCTTTGCTTACCTTGATTGCAAGCCACTTGATCGATACATTATCACCTTTTCCAGCCCAATCAGCTTTATTGGTTACTGGTGGCCACCATCTATCCGTGAAAGCCTGATATGTAATATCGACCTGTCCTAAGTCTTTCTTCTCTGCTGGCTTAGAAGGTGCTGACGGTGTTACTGGTGCAGCGCTTTCGCCAAATTCCATGTAGCAATAGTTGACATCAACTCTTCCGTTAACTCCATCTACATGACCGTCGGAGGAATACTGCCAAATAGCATACTGGTCTTTGTATGTATCTTCCGGAAGATTCTTGTATCTTGCCATCCACTCAACATACTTTCCACGAACATTTCCGAGATAGTTATTGAACCAGCTCAGTGAAGCATAGATTCCAGGAACATAACCATTAGCCTTGAGTCCTTCACAGACAATCTCACAACATCTAGGAGCATAGTGCTGTGTTCCCGGTTCTTCAACATCAAGGAAGATTGGTAACTGGAAAGTATGACCTTTAATCAATCTAAGAATATGATCAAGTTCGCTCTGTGCCTGTCTGTCAGAAGTGGCATAGCTGTACAGATATGCTCCTACCGGAATACCAAGTCTTTCACATTCTGAAAGGTTACGAATCCACTGCTTATCGTCCTGTGATGTGATATCATCTCCATATCCGCATCTAAGAATAGCTCCGGCACAACCGGATGCTTTTACTTTTTCCCAATTTATCACTCCATTATGATAGCTAACATCAATGATTAACTTACTCATACCAGCCACCTTCTTTCAGCTCTGCTTTCTTCTGCTCAATCTCCGCAGCGTGTTCCTCTGCAAACTTCTCCATAACTTCAAGTGATGTTCCTTCGTTGTCGGAGATTTCTTTTGCTGAAAGTCCGTAAGCGAAACTCTTAATTGTTTCTTTAATTGTCTGTTCTGTCATGATTCTTCTCCTTTCTTGCACTGGTGCAATTCCTGTACCGCTTCTTCCGGAAGCTCCTCTGTCATATCATCCAGGAACTTCTGGATCCATCTCTTAATCTTTGTCGGAACCGGAAGACCGCACAATGTCATATTCTTCAAAATGCTGACCAATTCATATAAAATAAATAACAAACTGAAAAATTCGCAGATTCCCATCTTGTCAATACCAAGAAGCTGTACATACTCCTCAGGTACCATGCTTAATACATTAATATGCATGATCACATCCGTTGCCATAAGGAAGCATACCGACAAGAGCATTCCCGCTTTCCGAATTGCTCCATCGATTCCTACGCAGCTGTTGAATTTGTGTTCTTTAATCGCCCTGAGTACGCCAAGTATCGTATCTAAGGCAACCGCTATCAGCAAAATTTTTACAAATGAATTGCTTGACAGCAATGTGATAATCTTATCCATCATTTCAATCCTTCCTTTCTAAAATTTATATTTTGGCCGTTTTTCTCCCCACAGTAAGTATCTTATCCAATCATCCAGATAGACAGCCACAGCTGACAGAAAGAACCACAGCACCGTGAACTGTGGGCAAATCTGTCCAAGCAGATTTCCTGGGAGAGTACTGTAGTCCCATACATTCCATCCTAATATAATGTTCACTATGATCCCGGAAATCAGTTCTAGACCTGTTATAATCCCTGCTCCTGCTGCCATCTGCCACCGCATCAGAATCTCTTTTTTCTTATGCTCATTGATACATCCAATCAAATAGAATGCTAATCCCCCCACGAAGAACATTGTCCAGTGGCTTCTACCTCTGGCGATCAGTTCAATTAATACATAGATGGTTCCGCCAATTCCAAATAGAATCAGCGGTCTTACCCATTTCATACGTTTTGAGCCGCAATCATTGTTTTCAATGGCTCTGATTGATATTCTTCCGGAATAGTCATTCCATAAGTTACCTTTTCTACTTCTTCGATTTCTGTCAATGCTCTGATATAGATTCTCAAATCTCTGAAATATGTAACGTGCCATGTTACATATTCCATTGCCGTTGCAGTAATTTTAGCCATATCCGCATTGCTATAGAACTTACAATGTTCCTCTTCATCTGAAGTATGCCACGGAATGTTCTGCTCTCCTGCTGCCACTTGTCCCTGCAATCCTACAAGGCTCGTCTGATCTCTCTCCGTTAATGTGAAATGCTCCGTACTTCCATCTGTAAGCACCACATCCACACCTTCCGCTATCACAGCCTGCTGCGCTGCATTCATCTCATTTACTTTCGCTTCCTGGATCTCTTCTAATGTTGGAACATATGGCTCCGGTTCTGGCTCTGGATCCGGCTCTACATATACACTTCCATCATCTGACAGAATGTATCCGTCTTCCACAGTTTTATACAATGTAGTATATGTTTCGTATTTTCCATAAACCTGTCCATCATTTGTCACGAGATGAAATCCCGACAGATTCTGCAATACACCCTCGATTTTCACGTGATGGAGATCTTGAACTGTTACAGTTCCCATCACTGGTTCTTCTTGATTTAAAAAAAGTATGTTCATTTGTTTTCCTTTCTAGTTGAATCCTTAATTAAATGGCAAATTTATAGTTGACTTTGGAAGCAACTATATGAAATACGGCAACGGTCTCCTTATTCAGTTGGGAACAGCTACATTTCCAGGTGAAGCATCTGGAGGAAAAGGATTTGCTACAATCAATTTCCCAAAAACATTTGCAAATACATCATATACATTGATTGCAACAGCTAAATATCCTGGAAGTACACTCCCAGCCTTTCTCATATCAACGAATGTCAACAGCGTCTCAAAAGCATATGTATATGCGAGAACTACAAGTATGTCTGCGGTAACTGGTACAGAATGCAGCTGGCTGGCTATTGGTCAATGGAAATAAAATAACTGTCAGATTTTAACAATATTCAGTCTGCAACCACCAGAGGTTTTGATTGTAGATCCTGAATTCTGACATACCGTAAAACGTAATGTATCCCCTGCACTGAAAGGACACAAAAAGATATAATTTGCCCCAGCGTAACTTCTAATGGTTTTTGGCTGTCGAGATTGTTCGTTACCATTTCGCTCTATCTTTCCATAGAGAGACATAAGCCCACTGATTCCATCAGCAAAGTTTATAAGTGCATGAATTAAATAGACGCCATCTTCAGGAACTGTAAAATAATGTAAATAGTTTGTATTATCATAGGTATACATTAATCCGATATCATCATGTACTTTGGTACCAAAATCTGTGCCTTGGAAGCTACTGCCATTTGACGCAATGTTGTATGGCCCTGAGTTTCCATATACAGCCGTCTTTACTCTTTTGCCATTTAATTCAGTAATCTGATCCTCAATCTTCTTCCCCTGTCGTGCATCAAGCGCATACCCGGCCTCTGTCGTAAGCAGATTATTAATCACATTTGCAATGTTCAGTTTCTTTCCATCCAGTACTTTTCCCTGATAAGCATCCAACACAGAACTTCCTGCTGCTGAAGTTGTCAAATTATTCGCCACTGCTCTGAATGCGGACGTTCCCAGATCTGCGAAGTACTTTGCGATCTTTCCGAGAATAATTGACATCTTCTCATTGCTTGCTATATTCTCCCTCGTTGATGCCTTTGTGAATGCTACCTGTGTATTAGCATCTACTTTTCCTGTTGGACCCTGAGGACCTGCGGGACCTATCGGTCCCGTGTCCCCTTTCGGTCCGGTTGCTCCGGTTGGCCCAGTTGCTCCAGTTGGTCCTTGTGAGCCTGTTGCTCCTTTTGCACCCTGTGGGCCTTTCAGATTTCCAGTATATACCCACTTAGCCACAGAAGCTGCTCCACCTACTGTACATCTATATGTATTTCCCGTTGCTGTGTTCAGGTAATTGTCGTTCACAATGGCATCTGTGATTCCTGAACTGGAAAATACTGTTGCCGTTGTGCTTGTTCCTGTGATTGCCGTTCCCTGTGTCCAGCGGCTTCCTCTGGTTCCGGTTGGTCCAGTAGGTCCAACCACCTGTCCTAGATCAATCTGTCTTGCTGCCATTGTATATTCCTCCTAGCTTTCGTATACTGCGATCAAGTGTCCATTGCTGATCTTGAATGTCGGAGTCTGTCCATCCTTACCGGTTGCTCCTGTCGCTCCGGTTGCACCTGTATCTCCTTTTGCTCCCGTATTTCCTTTCAGGCTTCCTGCATATACCCACTTAGCTGCTGACGCTGCTCCACTTACAGTACATCTGTATGTACACCCTGTAGATGTATTCAAATACATATCATTCACTAATGCATCTGTAATTTCTGAACCTGGAAATACTGTTGCTGTTGCACTTGTTCCCGTGATTGCTGTTCCTGCGTTCCATCTGCTGCCACGTGTTCCAGTTGCTCCCTTGTCTCCGGTTTCTCCCTTAGCCCCTGTATCTCCTTTTTGTCCCTGTGGGCCTGTCATTCCAGTAGCACCTGAAAGATCTGTGATATAGGTATATGCTGTCCTTCCTTTTACATAGAGTTTCGCATTATCGACATCATTGACATTTCCTGTGTCGATCATGACGAACTGTCCTTCTTTCACTCCATCTGAGGAGAATCCAGAATTCATTGCTGACACGGAGGCGAACGTTTTTGCGATTGCGAACGGATCTCCCTTATCTCCTTTTGCCCCGGTTTGCCCCTGCGGACCTGTCGCTCCAGTTGCTCCTTTTTCTCCCTTTGGTCCAGTCGCTCCGGTTGCTCCGGTTGGTCCCTGTGGGCCTGTCGCTCCGGTATCTCCCTTTGCGCCTTTTAGGGAAGCGATATACTGTGCTTCTGTTTTTCCTGCATTTCCAGGCTGTGCAAGCCATACCTGATACGCTGATTTGCCTGTCGGTCCTGTTTCGCCCTGTGGTCCGATAATTGATCCTAAATCTACCTCTCTTGCCATGTTTTTTTCCTTCCTTTCTTTTAAAAAATTGTTTTATAATAAAAAGCACCCGCCGAAGCCAGTGCTTTCTATCCTATAAATATATTGCGATCAGATGTCCATCTCGTACTTCAAATTCCGGTGGTTTTCCATCTTTTCCTTTCAGATCTTCCAATGGAACAAGATCATTCCAGTCATTTTGATTTGTATATCTCCATTGCAGAGCTGTACCATTGTTCCGGATCTCAATCTCATTTTCTCCGGACGTATTCAGTCTTACCTTATCTCCTACCGGTTGGCCTTGAGACATAAGCTGCAGATTGCCATCTTTGATGGTGATATTGTCGGCTTTTGTTTGCAGAGATTCTAATACCTGTTTTAACACTTTGTTTTCATTTGACGCGTTGTAGTCAATTGGTTTTTTTCTCTTGATTACCGGAAGTCTTACTCTCCCAATGGTTTTTCCTTCCTCAGAACTTGATATATAGATATAAGCATCTATACCTTCTCCTTCCGTTAAGAAATCATTTGGAATATCTGCTATAATCTTGTCACATATCACAGTTGCTTCAATAATTTTCGCCGGCCTACATCCGCGCCAATATGAGAAATGGACTTCTACAGCCTCTTGTTCAGATGGCAGGTTAAGTCCCAGAATCTGCAGTTTCTGTCCATAATCCCACTGCGTCAATCCGTATGCAGTCTTTTCCCTCTTCGAAATATACTCTTATCATGCTGTCACCTCCTCCAATACATATTTCAATCTTCCATCCACAATTTTCAGCGGTGGGGCTGTATCATATGAGTTGTATGTCAGGATAAGATGTCCTGATTCCACCGACATTGCAAATACTCCCGGATCTAATGATGTAATCACTGCATTCGCATCTTTTCCTGCCGGCCCTTGTGGTCCAACTGGTCCGGTATCACCTCTTGGACCCTTTTCTCCGTCTTTTCCTGGTTCTCCCTGAATCCCCTGTTTGCCCTGCGGGCCAGTTGCTCCGGTTGCTCCTCGGAAATCTCCATTTTGTAGCTTTTTTGTTAGTGTCTCACTAATCTCTTCCGCTGTCTTTGCAGCATTCTCAGCATGCTTTGTAGCTTCTTCCATGCCTTTTATGAAGTTGTTCATCCATCCAGCTTCATTCTCGCTTTCCGGAACATCTCCTTCACTGAAATTTCGATGCACCTCTATCGGCTGGTCGAATGTCACCAGCGTCTCCTCTTCCATTGTGAGTACAATCTGAAGCGCGCTTTTCCCAACTTCAGCAAATGTCTGATCTTTCACGATCACCCTCACGGTGTTCTCAATGATTGGGCATACATTGTATGTTGCTTTTTTTGACGGTTTTAGCACGAATGCTTTTGCCGTTGCCCCTTTTGGAATTTCATAATCCCTGAAATGAAAATAAATTGGGAGAGCATTCGTCCCTCTTACATAATCAATCTTTTCCTTAATTCTGTTCTTCAGCACATAGACATCTCGTTCTATATAGTTCACTTTTCTCACCTGTCCTTATCCTGGAATCCATCTAACGATATACAATCCTTGCACCGGTGCAACTCCGCCCCCTGGATACCTTAATACATACTTCCAAGGATAGTTGTAATATCCGTGCACATGGATTTCTTTTCCCGTCTGGTCTCCTGTCTGACCACCTGTGACTCCTCCGTGTTCATTCTGTGATGCTCCCACAAGCTGACTGTTGCCGATTGACATCTCTGTATGACTTCCTGGTTTGATGAGAACATCCCCACGAACCAATCCAGCTCCTGTTGGCAGATTGATCTGCGAGGTCACATCTTCAAATCCTGCATCAACAAAAACATCATACATGGATCCGGTTGCTGGTGTGTATCCTGGTCTCGTATTGAATCCTGCATTGTAGTATGCCCAGCAAATAAGGGACGAACAATCATAATCCGGCCCGTCCCTACGCGTCTGATCATATCCGTGACTGTTGTCGTTTGCAATATTGATCGCCCACTGGACTGCCTTTTCTATGATCTGGCTTCCTTCTATGCTTTTCTTTAAAAAATTGTACCATTTAGTTGCCGCAGCTCTTCGTTCTGCTTCCACTTCCACACCAGCTCGTTCAAAATTCTTTAAAAACGCACTAGCTAACCAATCTGGTGCTGCATTACTTGTCTTGAATCCCCAAAAGGTAATATTGTAATCGCTGGTCTCTATCCACTGCCCGGCCTCGACTGTTTCCATATCAATCCAATAGAGCTGCCCTTTCGGATCTGTAATAGAATAACCGTTGGCTGCTGCCCAATTTGTATAGTTTGTGGCCGGCGTCCACTGAACCAGACCGAAACCTCCACTGTAGTTTCCTTCCTTTAGGCTCTGCCATAGTCCCGGATTGATGTTGGACTCCTTTTCCATGTTTCCAAGAATTCCTGCAATGGCATTCAATGTCCATCCCTTTTCAGTAAAATAGTTATATACTTCGATTGCATTTCCTCTCATCCGAGACTCTGTCAGATAAAAGTTTCCTATTGTCCATCCCATTTAAAAACTTCCTTCTTCTGTTTTCCCACCGACAATATATCCATTTTTGACATTCACATAAGTTCCATTTGAAAAAACCAATCTTCCTGTCTTTGTCCCATTTATTTGCGGGATCTCTGTACACTCAATTCCTCCATCTTTCGATAGTTTCATCAATTCATGAACGGTAGCAGCATCTCCTTCTGCTGTTTTTTTACTAGAATATCCAAAAACAAGCATATCTTCCGTGTCGCAATAAACTCCGATTCTTTGCTTTTCACTCAAATCATCCGCTATTGCTAATGATCCTATACTACCAACATAGTCCCCTTCTTTCTGCCAACTATAAATATTAATTCTATTATTTTTAATATCCACAGACTTCTTTCCATTATCCGTTATCTGTTGGAAAATTCCTGACAATAACATCTTTCCATTATCAAGATCCCAATAAGATTTTCCCAATCTATCTTGTATTTTTCCTGTTACAATCAAATCTGCAATAATCCCTGCTGCAGTAACGGCTGTCCTCCAAATCCATTCCCCATCTTTTCTTTCCTTTGCCAACCTCAGTCCCTGTGTTCCGGCTTCCATTGCGCCGTAAAGTTCTGAATTCTGATCCAGATTCTCGATCAAATATGCAACTGAATCTGTTCTCTTTGCTGCTGTTGATTGCGCATGCAGAAATGCGTTCAACGTATTGATTGCGCCGTAAACCTGCTCAGCAACAACAGTTCCATCTGAACGAATTGCACTCTGTACTCGGTTCACTGTAGAAGAAACATTATTAAAATAGTTATAGCTATAGTCTCCGATCACCACAGACTCCACTCGTTTTAAAATACTGTTGTATTTCAATTCAATGACTCTGGCATCCGTAACAATTCCAAGTCTAGCGTTTCTGCAATGTACCGTATCTCCAAGGGATATTTCTTCGAGCTTCCTATATTGCTTATATTCTTCTGTATTTCCCGTCAATACCATATCCACGGATATTGTCACCGATGGCTTGTCCAATCCATTACTATACTGATTTTCACATTTCATTTTCAGTGCCTGATCCAGTTCATCCTGTGAATTGCATATTATGATCCCTTTTTCTTCATCCCCTTCTTGCGCATCTTCTGCCATTTTCACATCACTAAAAGTCATAGTTATTGTTTTTACTGTAGGATATTTCCTAAGCAACGGCGAATCTACATATCCTTTTCCTGACATTTTATATCCGTTATATGCTTTTGGATAAATCCTCGTAACCGTATTTCCTGTACTTACTTCTTCGCTAATTCCATCTTTTTTAATGTTTTTTCCATATCTTATCTCAACACCACGGTCTTCGCCGACTCTTGAATTAACAATAATCTCATAGTTATCAAATAGAATCTCTCCGCCCCAGCGATTGATAAAGCTATTATCCTGATTACTGTTTAATGCCTCCATAAAATTCTGATATTCATAATAGGCTGTCCCCAATTTATCTATATCAGATTTAGCTGAGTACTTAGGATTAGATTCCAACATGATATCCAGTGCTTCCTGACCCGTTTTATTTGTCGGACGTACATCCTCTAACCAACAATCATCGATAGAATCAAAAAAGACAGGTTCCATTGTTGCTTGCACAGTGGATACTGTCTTTTTCTTACTTCGAATCCTATAAAGTTGTTTTCCATTGAATGATGGCATTTCAACAATTGCTTCCTCTTCAATATATTTCCAGCGTCCTTCTGGATCGATGGGATGTGTCAGCTCCGCACTCCAACTTCCGTTTAGTACTGCATGCGTTATAGCTGCTGATGGCATTAAAACCATATCGCCATTTCGAGTCTGGTCTGTATTAAATGCTTTATATATCTGTATCATATGCACCTCCAGTTTGGGGAAACCATAATTTCAAATTCTTTTGATGCCTCAATTTTATTTTCTCCAGGTAATAGATATAAGTCTTCATAATCTCCAGTTAGCAAAGTGTTTTTCATTTCTCCTGATTCATAGGTAAGCATTTTGTCTGTATCGATCATGATTTCCTTTTTTACAGTTACGCTTATGGCTTTCTCGTTTACGATAAGCCTACATTCTCCATTTCCTCTAATCCGGTACGTTGGATGGCACAGATCATACGGGTTAAATTTTACATCATCAATCACTTGTTCTCCTCTTCCTGCTACCAGATATTCGAAAGGCGAGCAAGTAAACTTAACCGTAAATTTTCCGTAGATTCTAATCTCTCTATCAATCTGTTCGATTTCTATATTATACACTTTGAAGAAAGTATCCGGAGAATCTGATAGCCGAAGACTGCCCGAGCCGCAAAGCCATCGTTTCACATTTCTCGCTTTTGCGCACCAGTCTGATGCATGCTCTTTGAAAGCACATTCTATTTTCAATTCAATTGGATCATAACTATTTTGGTCCGGTAACAACGGCTCTGATCTGCCTTCTACAGTAATAAGCTCAACATTTCTGCTTCCTACAGGAAATGCAGGTCTTTGTTCCACATAGATTCCATAGGCTTGCGCTGAAATGTCATTGAATTCAAATGTATAACTATCCAACATTGATTCTCTTCCCCTTTGCTCTCATATAATTCTGACCCATCTGACCTATTCCGTTTACAGCTGTATCGATAATCTCTGTTTTTGTATAGACTCCATTCACATAAATCGGAATCTGAATCACAGAATCACCTTTCCGCTGGCTTACTCCATCACTCACATACTGCTGCCCCTGGTTTGTTTTAGGAATACCAATACTCTCCCGGATCATTTGATTTACGTCCGACATCTTTTCCTGATAGCCGAGTCCGAATCCTTCCGCTGTATATCCACCCAGCCTTTTAAAGACTTTCGATGGAGAATGGATCTGTAGTTCACTCTTTGCCTCGCGAACTGCTGATTTGCAGACCTCTGATACTGCATTGATTACTTTTGACTTACCTGATTTTATACCACTTGCCAAACCTTCTGACACATTAGCTCCGTAACCCGTAAACTTTTCTTCTGTCAGATCATCTCTAACTGTTCTTATAACGCGTCGCGAAATCAGTGCTGCCTGTAATTCCACTTTGTTTAATGCTGAATTCATTCCAAGTACTAATCCTTCACCAACGTATCTTCCAGACTCCTTTGTCTTTTTCGATGGGGACTGAACACCTAATCCTTCATTAATGGAATCAATCGTCTTAACTCCAAGATCCGATCCTGCTGCTGACACTGTTTTCTGTGCGTTTTGCATTCCAAGCACAAGACCTATCGCTGAATTCGCACCGCTTTCCTGTAAGAGTGGCTGTAAGTTATCCATTCCACCCGCAATGCTGGAAGCTCCGGACTCCAACAGGTCTTTTCCCCATTGGTTTGTCATTCCCTTGATATCAATACTCTGACTCCATAAAGCATTCGCCTTACTGATTTCATCATCTGACATATTTACAAATGTCTGAACATATCCTGCTCCCTCTGGTCCCATGTCAGCAAGTTTCTGAAGCAGGTTCTGATTGATGCCACGATCTGCAAGTATTGCCATATTCTGTTCCCATTGTTCTACACCGTCAACCTGACTCTGCATATTTGCCAACAATTCCTGTGTCGATAATTCAACGCCACCATCAAACTGCTCAAACATATTCATTTGTGACTCCAGTACTCCTGTTACACTCTCATACATTGCAAGTACTCCATTTGTCACATCTACTGCCAACTGCTGTTGTGCTGCTGAAAGATTATTATACGCTTCCTGTTCTTGTCCAAGAACTTCAATGCTCGCTGTTGATGCCTCCTGTTTGGTTGCATCTGCATCTGAATTTGCATTCTTTGCATCTGTGTTTCCCTGTACAGCTTCTGTGTTCGCATTTGTTCCTTGTGTTAAATTTTGAGTATATTCATAAGCACTCTGATACTGTTCATCTGCTTCCTGATATTTACTTACCAGACCATCTAAAGCGTCCTGCTGATTTTTTTGTGTCTGCGTCAATGTATCCTCAGACTCTGCAATCTGCCTTAATGCTTCTTGCGCATCGATCATCTTGCCATTATATTCTACATATGCATTTGCCCCTTCCTTTGTTGCTTCAGAACTTTTCTTTGTGATCTCTGTCCTCTGTTCATCAAGATTTGACAGTTCATCTCCAATCTTTTTCAGATTTCTCTCTGCTTCATATTTTGCCATTTCGGCATCTACAAGGTCTTCTGAGATCTCCGTCATCTTTTTTTGTGCTGCTGATGCTTTTGAAAGCTGTAGGGCAGCTTCTATTGACTGCCTTGTCTGCTGCTCATTTTTATTGAGTGCTCCTGTATTCTGATTCACCGATAAAGACAGCTCTGGAAACATGGAATTCAACTGACTTACGATGGAATTCATTCTTGAAATCTCTTCGTCTGTTTTATTTCCCTGTGCTTCTAAATGATATAATTCTGTAACCAGATTATCTGCGACCCCTTCTTTTGCCTCTATTTTCCCCAGGGATTCATTCCAACTATCTGCAGATTTCTCAAGATTTTCTGTTGCTTCACTAATTTTACTGATATTCTTTTCTGTGGATTCTGTCAGTTCATCCGTTTTTGTCTTCGCTGTTTCAATTTGACCGGAGAATGCAGCAATCGCCCCTAATGTAGCTGTAATCCCAACCAGGAGAAGACCGGCCGGGTTTGCTTCCATTGCCACATTAAACGCTGTCTGTGCTATGGTCGCACTCTCCGTTGCCACCGTATGAGCTATTGTCGCTGCTGTCCCCGCTGTTGTTGACGCAGTTCCTGTTGCCGTTGCTGCAGTTCCTGCAACTGTCGCTGCGGTATTTGCTGTTTCTGCTGTTGTATCCGCAACCTTTGCTGCTGCAGATGCATTCTCTGCTACTGTCTCAGCAGTTCTTGCTGTAGTATGTGTTACAATTTTTTTGACTACATTGGAAATTCCGGAAGCTGTGTCTTTCAGGTCTTTAATCAGTTCTTTGCTTTTCTTCTTCACAAACATTGCAGTGATTGCCGTTCCAGCCGTTCCAGCTACAACCGTGACACCTTTAATATTTTCAGCTACCAGCTTCATTCCCGTCTGTGCTGCTGGAAGAAAAGTCTTCAACATTGGAGCTGCAACCTCATTTTGGAAGGTTCTTCCAAGTACTTTCCACTGATTTGATACACTGTCGTACTTGATTTCTTTAATCTCTTCCATCGTCCCCTGAACATCTTTATAGGTTGTATTTACATTGTTCAAAGAGGTGATGATATTCATTGCATTATCCTCACCAAGGGCACTCCAGGTATTGCTCGCAATAGTCAGTGCCTGCTGCCTGTTCTCCATATTTCCTAAATCTGTAATTACAGATTTAAATACTTGCTCCGTAGATGCATGTCCACTCTGCCATTCCTGGAACAGTTGCTTTGTCTCATTGGAAAATGCATTGATGTTATCTCCAATACGTCCATCTGCAAGGCTGATTCCAAACTCTTTTACGAAATCATTTACTTTATCCAGATTATACGCTCCCGAGTCAAGACCATTCTGCAGAATTGTAAACATTTCTTCTGCCGAAAATCCTGCCTGTGACCATAATTGGGAATACTCTGCAAGATTGTCCGTTAATTCTCCGGATTTATCCAGTCCATTCTGTGCGCCCTTCGCCACATAATCGAAAGCTTCTTCTGCATCCAATCCCATATTTGTCATAAGTGCATCAATACCTCGAATTGACTCACTCATATCCATTCCAAAAACATCTTCTAATGTAATGGCATTCTCAGCCAGTTCCTTAATTTTCCCCGGATCTGTCTCATTGGTATACTGCTTTACCAGTGCCATTGCATTGGCAACAGACTCTACTGCATCTCCATAGCCTGATGTGTACAGATCCTGCATTTGCTTATTATATGCCCCTGTTGCTTTCGCAGTTGCTCCTGTACTTGCCTGTAACTGTCTCTGAGCATCCTGAAGCTCCATAGCACCTTCAACCGCACCTTGAAAAATATCTTTTGACAAAGACTTTCCCGCTTCTACAACCGTGTTTTTCAGGTTTGTTTCTAAAACGGTTCCGAACTCTGTTAATTTTTCTGCTGTATCATCTGCTTCTTTTCCAAATTTATTGATACTCGTTGCACATTGATCAAAGGACTGTTCTGCTTCTCTCAAATAAGCGTCATTTTCATTCAAAGCTTTTGTTGCTCTAATGGTCTGAGCTTCCGCATTGTTTAACTGTTTCTTCCAATCCTGAACTCTGTTTCCTGCTCGCTGATAAGTCTCTTCCCCTTTACTTACAATACTTTGCAGCTGTTTTACCTGCTCTGCCTGACTGTTCAAAGCCTCTTCTGTCGTCTCTGAAGATTGCTGCATCTCTTCCAGTGCCTTTTCCGCACTTTCCAACTTTCCCCTGTAAGTTTCCAGTTCTTTCCCAACTCTTCCGTATTCTTCTTCCGCATGCTTCAATCCGTCTCTTACAAGACTTTCTTTTTTTACATGCTCTTCCAAAGTTTCCGTCAGTACATCATGCTTTTTCTGTAAAGTAGACAGTGAGTTGGCGCTCCCAGCCGTCTGGGCTTCCACAAGTTTCATTTCCGATTTCATTGTTGATAAAGATTTATTGCAAGACGATACCGCTGATCGAAACTCTTTTTCTCCATCTAAAGAAATAAATGCACCTATTTTCTTCTTTTTTGCCATCTTCTCACCTGCCTTTTCGCATCAAAAAAGAAGCTCTTTTGAGCTTCCTTCTTGATTCTTATAAATTTTCTATCTCCTTGTTAATCTCCTGGTCCATATAAGACTTAAATCTCATTCTTCTGCATTTTCTTGTGAGTCCCTTTCGCTGCAGTCCATAATCACCTACTGCTTCCAGAAAACAATAAAAAAGCCACCTGATAAATCTTGGAAGAAATGCAAGTACAAGGAGCATCAAAAATACTCCTGTGGAATGTTCTTTTACTCCATAAACAATACCAAAAACCATTACAATAATTTCCCATACAGTACGGTATGTATGATTCTGATACATATATTTGCAATAACATTTAAAGATAATCCATAATGATGTAATAATATTTCTCATAAGTCCTCCCTTGCACCGGTGCAAATTGGTCTGTCCTCGAATTATTACTATTATACATCATTTGCTCTTACAAATCCATTAAAGAAGTAACTTTTCTCTCTGCAAATACCATCCTGTTCATTTTCATATTATGCATCTTCTTGTACTCCTCCAATAGGTCTGCCCACTTTCCAAAATAGAGATGCCTTATGTCTTTCTCTCCATATCCGATCTGGAGACCCGTAAATATGATCCACGCAAAGTTGATCTGTTCTGATTCCCCGGATTCTTCTACTCCGTCCTCTGCGTGGTCTTCTCGTTTTTTCTTTCAAAACACCGTTGAAATTCCTCATGAAGAAGTGTTCCCAGATCTTTTGGTGGAATGTCTACCTTTCTCAGGATCTTATTCCTGTCTACTTCATTGACCGACCTTGATTCTTCTTCTGCCTTAATTTCTTCGCCTTCTTTTACCATCCAGAACAACGCATCATTAAGCATTTTGATTTCCGGTGTCCTGTAGACCCCAAGGAGATATCCCTCCTCATTTCTTTTATACTCACCTGCCTCATTCTGTGCCGGCACAAATCCAGTCAATCCATTCTCAAATTCGGTCATATTCATATACTTATTCTGTATTTTCTCCAGAACAACCATATCGCATTTTATTGGATATTTTTCTCCGGACAATTCAATACACCTGAGTTCTTCAAACATCTTTTCTTCTCCTATGCTTTTACCGTGGCAGTATTTTTACTTGCTGCCTGAGTCATCTCTGTTTTTCCAAATTTCTTGTAAATCCATGCAAGTGCTTTTTCTGGTGTGTCAAACCTCTCTGTTGCTTTCCAATCACCATCATCTTCCGCAAGCGCTCGTCCACTGATGGATGGTGTTTTATACTCAATAGAATCTCCCTTTGTTGTATATTCTTCTGATGGTTCTGAATATTTTGCTTTATACAAAAAGTTTCCCGTATAATACTTCTTTCCATCCACCTTCTCCGGCGCGATCCAGCCCTGGCCAACATACTTTGCTTCATCATTTGCATTAAAATCTACTGCATTTTCGTTCACTGTATGACCGAACATTGTATCATGAGCCTCAAGTGGAACTGTGCTTGTGTTCATGCTTAATTCTGCATAATTGAACTCTTTATCATACTCTGCCTGCACATCATCTGCATTCAGACTTCCTTCTGAATAGTTTGGTGTAACATTCATTCCAATCGCTTTACCAAATGCAAACGGCTCTCCATAAGTCTTTGCACCAGTTCTTTCCGCAATAATAATTTTTCTTAATCCTACATATGCCATAGTTATTCCTCTCTTTCTTCCTCAATCTCGCATTCAAATACAAGATGTCTGATGTCCGGGTTTGGATCGTCCATACTCTCTATCTCCGGATATGTAAATCCTTCTCGTAAAAGTGCATCCCGAATTTCATTTTTCATCTTCAAATAATTTTCTTCCACCGGGAGAAAATAGTGAAGTTGAATACGATTTATTGTCTCAAGTGGCTCATCATCTCCGAAAAGTTCACCATGATCATCTACATAGTTGTAAGTAAACCAATGATCTTCCGATCCGGTATATACTCCCGGCGAAGATGGAAATCCAAATATTTCAATAGCTCTTACTATGTGTTCCAATGTTGTCACAACTTGTCAACCTCCCGGTCAAATACTTCCTGTAATTTGTTCATCACAGGTTCTTCCGCTTTTCTCACTGCTGGAGAGAGGACCGGCGTTGCTTCCTGCGTACTTGTTCCGTATTCAAGATATGCCATCTTTTCCATATTTCTTACGCCTTTGGAATCCACTCCTGTAGGACGCACACTGATATAATGTCCATAACTGTTCATTCCTGCTTTTGTTGCTTTAATTGACTCATCCATAGCACCACTGTCTTTATGTCTTCCTGCTGCCTGCCGTACTTCCTTTTCAAGAATCGGAACAGCTTCTTCCAGCATTACCGGAGCTATTCTGTCAATATCCAAATCTGAAAGTTCTTCCATAAAATCATCTATTCCATGAAGTTCAAATTTTCCCACGTTCCCGCTCCTCTCCTGTCAGCGCGATCATCATTGTCTTCTGTTTTCTGTATGTACGCTTTACTTCGTAAATTTTTCCAGTCGCAATATCTTTAAACATTGATTCCCCAGAATAGTTACATGCGAGAATTTCAACGGAGATATCTGCTGAATATCCCCGTTGATTTCCGAGTGTCGCATCGCTTCTGGTTGCATCTCCTATATTGGCCGGAATTTCTTCTGACATCTCAATTTCTGATTTACAAAATCCTTCCTTGTCCTTCTCTGTTGTCTTTTTCTTTATAAAGCAGATGCTTCCATTCCACATAATATTCTCCTTCTATTCATCCAAAATTAATCTGGATACTTTTTGCCGGTATAATGATAAGTATCGGCTTGTATCGCTTCTGTCGTTTCCAATATGCGCTTTCACATATAATGTTACTGCTGTAACTACTCTTGAATCTTCCCTTGCAAGTGTTTCTTCTGGTACACC